AAGTATTTAAAAATACGTGATAATGTTGGATTGTCCTTATGAGGACGAACTTCATTTCTGAGATTACTCTCTTCGATGACTGGTCGTTTTAAGGCTGAGGGAACTTCTTCCCATGGTCTTAATGTACGTATAACAGCATTATAATGCTGAACACGGATAATATCCTCATATGGTAGAGTCTGGTCGACTCTACGTGGTAGATTGATTACACCCCTTGGTATGAAAGTACCATGGAAGTTTAATTCAAAACACCGGAAACGATTCTTTACTATTTCATTGGTATCGCAATCGTTAGATGTACGAAGTAATGAATATTGTATAGTTAGATCGTTTGTTCTATTGGAAAAGAACCAGTCCAGAACTTCTGGAACAAGTCTCTCATCTAAGGGAATACCCTTTGGATTGATACCTAAACCAACAGGTTGAGGTAAACCAATAAACACTTCAACACCACTCCGGTAAGAGGTTGGAACAAATTGAAGGCCAGAATGGCCTAAAACCTGACATGGGCCTGTGGGGTTAGCCTTTGAAAAGGCTTGCCACTTGGGAGAAGGGATGATTCCCTTCTGATCAATGATCTTTCCAGCAAACTCCCCCACTTTGTGGGAAACAATGCTTTTTTGGAGAGAGATTGAACAACCATATTCAGTCATAATCTCAACATAACGTTTCGCAACGTATGGATCAGTTATAACTATATCATCACCTAAAACACGGAAAGTATCCGAGAGTCCCTCTTCAAGTTCAATACATCTCACTAAATTACCGTGAGATATAGCGAATAAGGCAAAAGAAGGAAAAGCACCCAAGGGTTGACCTTTAGTCCAACTTAAAAACGGCTTCTTGAACTTGCTCCAATATTGAGTAGGAACAAACCATTCTGCACGGCTAATAAGAGCAAAGAGTTCTAATGATTTTTGTAAATCACTAATCGTAGCACAATTTTCTTTAGTAGTCTTAACGTTTATGTTATGTAAGTTACTTTCAAGAAGTGATTTGCTAATAACCGATATCTGATAAGATAAAGGAAACGAATCTGTTGCATTAGATAGATCGTATGAATATACTGTCTTGTTTTGCAAAAGAGCATTCTGTACGAAGTCTGTACCTTTCGTTTGATCGAATGTACAATCCCAGGGTAACATTTGTAGAACCTTATATAGTAAATCTCCAAGTCCCGAAAGGGCAGCTTGATTTTCACGATTAAGATTTGCTACAACTCTCAACTTGCAACCTGATTCTTGAATAAAACCTAATCTGCCAACAATATTGGCAGTAGATTTGACCCTATTACGAAGTAAGTGATCCCGATTGGGATATAACGAACTTCCC